GACGTCTGCGACGTGCTCAACGTCTCGCTGAAGGAGGCGCACCGCGAGACCTACGCCGACATGGCCGTCTCCAACGGCTACGGCAGCCAGGTCAAGGCGGGCGTGGGCTTCGTCGAGGTGGCACGCAACGCGGACCCGCTGGACTACCCATACCGCGTGGTCGACGTGCACCGCAACGAAATGTCCTGGGACTGGCGCGCCAAGGACTACCTGCTGCGAGACGCCCGCTGGATGACCCGCTCGAAGTGGCAGGACCTCGACGAGCTGGAAGCGGCGATGCCCCAGTTCGCCGAGGTGTTCAAGCGCGTGGCCGACGGCTGGAACGGCTTCATCTTCACCGACGAGTACGAGGACGAGGCCTACCGCCGACTGCGCTCGGCGCGCGAACTGGAGAGCAGCTTCCGCTGCAACCGCACCGAGTGGCTTGAGATCGCCCGCCGGCGCATCAAGATGTACGAGGTTTGGTACAAGGTCCCGGCCGAGGCCATCGTCCTGCACCTGGGCCCGACCCGCCGCGTGCTCTTCGACGAGCGCAACCCGGTGCACGTCCAGGCCGTCGCCCGCGGCCTCGTGAAGATCACGAAGAGCCTGACGCGCCAGGTGCGCTGCGCGCTCTACGCCGGCCCGCACCGCCTACAGGACGTCGGCACCACGCGCCGCAACTTCCCGTTCATCCCCTTCTTCGCCTTCCGCGACGACGAGGACATGACGCCATACGGGCTCATCGAAGGGATGCGCAGCCCGCAGGACGAGTACAACGAGCGGCGCATGCGCATCCAGTGGATGCTGAAGGCCAAGCAGATCACCGTCGACAACGACGCGCTGGACCAGTCGTTCAACACCTTCGAGAACCTGGCCACCGAGGCGATGCGGCCCGACATGCTGCTGGTGCTGGACGCCAAGCGCCGCAACCCGCAGGGCGTTTCCATCGCCAACAACCTGACGCTGCAGGGCGAGCAGGTCGAGGTGATGCAGGACGCCAAGATGCTGATCCAGGATGTGCCCGGCGTCTACAGCACGCAGCTGGGCAACGCGCCGTCCGGCGTGACCTCGGGCGTCGCTAACAGCCTGCTGATCGAGCAGGGCGCCGTCGCGATGGGCGAGCTCAACGACAACTACCGGGTGTCTCGGCGCGCGGTGTTCGAGGGCCTGCTCGACCTCATCTGCGAAGACCACCTGCAGCAGAACCTGCAGGTCGCTATCGGACGCGGCAGCGCCAAGCGCGTCGTGGTGCTGAACACCTTCGACCCGCAGACCGGCCAGCTGGTCAACCAGGTCAAGGACGCACCGGTCCGGGTGGGCCTGGGCGAGGTGCCCAGCACGCCGGCCTACCGCCAGCAGCAACAGCAGCAGATCGCCACGATCATCGGCGCCCTGGCCGGCAACCCGCAGGCCGTGGCGGTCCTCACGCCGTCGTTCATCGAGGCGACCGACCTGCCCAACCGCATGGAGCTGGCCGATGACCTCCGCCGGGCTTCTGGCCTGCCCACCGCTGGCGACCGCCAAGCCGCACAGGCCCAGGCCCAGGAAGCCACGATGGCCGCCAAGCAGGCCCAGGCCCTGCAGGCTGCCGGAGCCCAGGCCGACCTGGCGCTCAAGCAGTCCAAGGCCCGGCTTGAAGACGCCAAGACGCAGGAAATCCAGCAGCGCGTCGGCCTCACCGCACATGCCGCGGCGATGGGCGTGCCCATGGGCCAGGAGGACACCGGCATGCAGCCGGCCCAGCCCACCGAGGACGACCGCATCCAGGCCGCGCTGACCGCCGCCGCATAAGTCAAAGCCCTCGCCGGAGGCCCACGGCCGGCGAGGTGTAGCGCGTGGGAGCCGTGCGCGACGTCGTCCGACCGCGCGCGTTGTTCAAGGACGCAAACACGAAGCCCCGCCCGAGCAATCGGCAGCGGGGCTTTGTCGTTTCGGGACGCCGCCCGTATCGGCACGAGGAAGCAATGGCAACAGGCGATAGCGATTTCACCAAGGACGAACTGGACCTGCTGGAGGCGGCACGCCAAGAGCAGGAAGAGGCCGACAAGAACGGCCCGCGCGATGAAACCACCGAGGCCACGGGCCAGCAGGCCGCCGACAAGGCGAGCGAGCAGGCCACGACGACCACGGACGGCACCGCGACCACGACGACCACGGCTGACAACGCCACGACGACGACCACCGAAGCCGCTCCGGCACCCGCAGCGCAAGCCCCGGCCCAGCCAGCCGAGCGCCCGCAAGGTGACCTGCGCAACGCGCTCCGCGCCGCCCGGCGCAGCGAGAAGCGGGCCAACGACGAACTGGCGCGACTCCGCCAAGAGAACGAGGACCTGAAGGCCGGCAAGAAGCCCGCCGACGCGCCCGCGATCTCCGACGAGGAGCTGAACGCGCTCGAACAGGACTTCCCCCAGGTCGCAGGCGTCGTCAAGGCGCTCAAGACCCAGGTGGATGTGCTGAAGACGACGGCCAAGCCCGCGCCCGCGCCGGCTCCGGAGTTCCTGCCCGAGGTGCTGCCCGACGAGCTGCAGGAAGTGGTCGACGAGAACCCCGACCTGCTCGCCTGGCAACTGAACCCCGACCAGACCAACTTCGCGCTGGCCAAGCAAGCCGACCGGCTGCTGATGAACAGCCCGAAGTGGGCGGACAAGCCCTATGCGGAGCGATTCGCCGAGGTCGTCCGCCTGGTCAAGGAACAGACCGGCCAAGCCCCAGCTCCCTCGAAGACCACCACGACCACCGCACCGGCCCCAGCGCCGGCCGCCAAGACGGTCGAGGACGCCAAGAAGGTCATCGAACAAGCCGCCACGGCCACGCCCGTGGGCATCGGCGACCTCCGCGGCAGCTCGACCCCCGCCAAAACCGAGCCCGATTTCCGGCGCATGACGGACGACCAGATCCTGGCGTCCCTGCCGCACTGATCGGGCTCACGTCTCCTAAGGAAGACTCATGAGTCAAACGAGCGTTCCGGCCGGCAACCCGCTGGCCAACAAGCAGTACAGCAAGGCGCTGTCTGCGATGGCTTCGCGCCAGTCCACCCCGGTCACCTCTCTGACCGGTCCCATGCCCACCGAGGACGACGCCCTGCGCAAGCTGGGCAAGCAGCAGTCCACGACCGAGATGCCCATCGTGCGCGTCGAGGAACTCGCCAAGGGCCCCGGCGATGTCGTGCAGGTCGACTGCGCGCACATCGTGAAGCTGCGCCCCGTGATGGGCGACCGCAACGCGGAAGGCCTGGGCGCGTCGCTGAAATACAGCACGCAGGACATCAAGATCGACATGGCGACCCTCCCGGTGTCCGCCGGCGGCAAGATGACCCAGCAGCGCACGCCCCACAGCATGCGCAAGAACGCGCTGCAGCAGCTCAAGGGCGGCATCCCGCGCTTCCGCTGGCAGCGCATCCTGGCGCTGCTGGCCGGCGCCCGCGGTGCGCAGGACGGCACCGACTGGGTGCTGCCGCTGGCCTCCGACCCCGAGTTCGCCGAGATGATGGTGAACACGCTGCAGGCGCCGACCTACAACCGCCACTTCGTGGTGGACGGCGGCACCCTGGTGCAGGGCGGCGCGCAGCTCGGCGCCATCGACAACACCGACAAGATGGTGCTGTCGTGCATCGACGAGCTGGCCGCGATCTGGGAAGAAATGGGCACGAAGATGGCCCCGATCCAGATCCCGGGCGACCCGGCTGCCGGTGACGACCCCATCAAGGGCGTGCTGCTGGTGGACCCGCTGGTCTGGGACGGCCTGGTCACCGACACCACGGCGGGCAACAACATCCGCCAGTGGCAGGCCAACGCCGTCGAACGCGCCAAGTACGGCGACCTGCGCTCGCACCCGCTGTTCTCCGGCAACCCCATGCTGTGGAACAACGTCCTCGTGCGCAAGGGCTCCTATGGCATCCGCTTCAACGCCAGCGACTCGGTGAACATCGTGACCCAGGCCAACCGCCTGACCGCGACCGAGACCGCCCAGGTCGTCAACGCGGCCATCACCGCCAACTACCAGGTGGCGCGCTCGGTGTTCCTGGGCGCCCAGGCCCTGGCCATGGCGTCGGGTGCTAACCGCACGTCCGAGGAGACCTACT